CCGCTATTCAGTTGTCCCTGCAAGATGAGTTGGTCGATGAGAACGGTACGGTCTGGATTGTCTTCCACATCAATGCCCTGACTGAAAGACACCGCTGGTACGTGATGGAGGCGAACTAATGGGCTACGCAGCGTTTAGTAACCTCACTAGCATGTCGGCGGTTCTCGACTCGATTGACTCGTTTCTGGTGACGACAGAAGGCTGGACTCAAGATCAAGCACCTCCCGGCGGGGGAGCCGTGTCAGCCTACGCCGCGTGGAACTCTGGCGACTGCTTCATTCAAGCTGAGTTTCATCAGAGTAGTGCATCCACAGATGAGTGCTTTATTCGTTTTAGTCAGTCAACGGACTACGCGGGTCGGCTGGACAACTCTGTACAAGGAGACAGCAACGATCCCGCTGGAACTCAGGGGACGAACGCGACGGCGGTCTTTCAGAATAGCGGCGTGTGGTGCAGGGATCAGAGCAACGTCAACCAGACCGTGACAGACGGTCGTCTGTACTGTTTTGGTCCGGGTTCGGGGGTCGCGGCAACAGAAAAATACGCGCACTTCGTTTTGGAGCCGAAGAGCAACGGTATTTATCACCACTTCGGATTCGGGCACGCAAAGCCGTATGGCACGGGTTACGGGACGTGCGCTTATAAGTACGGCTCTGCTTACGCGGGGTGGGACTACAACGACGGCAACGCGATGCGAGTCTCGACTCAAATGTTCAATTACCAAGGGCTTGGAAACGACACCGCGTCTGCGAACACTAGTGCTGGCAACCGTAGGAATTATACTTATCACGTCGCGGCGACTATGCGCTTTGAGAATGGTCCCAGCCAACCAGCGGGCGGCAGATACTTGTGGTTTGACAGTAACACCCTTGCTCGCCCAAACGATGGGGGCGGGTTCGCCGTGAGTAAGGGCTTTATGCCTTACTACAACCATCAACTGCTGACTATACGCGGAAATCCGAACAACGCATTTATCCCGCTGGTGCCTATTGAGCAGTGGTACCTTGTTTCCTTGCCTTCTGAAATGTACCCAATCTCGGAGCTTCGGGATGTCTTCTACTGCAACATCGGGAACATCAACCCGGCTCAAGAGATCACGTTAGGGTCAGACACTTACGCGTTCTTCCCGGTTACGTCGAAATACCGGCCAGAAGGTGTTTCAGATGGGTACGGGACGCGGAACTGCGGCGTGGCTTATAAGAAGCTGTAATGGCTACTTATAACGCTATCGCAAACACGTCGGCTTTGTCCACGCAGACCGGTGCGAACCGGCTGTCTCCGCTGTCGTCCACGATAGCAGGGCCTCCGATCCCGACGTCGGTGAACCCTTACCGGCTGTTCCCGACGACGCTAGGAGGTAGCGTTTCTCTCTTCTCGACGTTCCTACTCTCGCGTGATTCCTACGATGCTCTGGACGACGACCACGCGTCAATCACGAACAACTACTTTGAGAACGTCTACGTTCTCCCCGCTTCGATGAACTTCGGGATCGTTCTCTCGACCGTTACTCAGGACGTCACGGTCTACAACGCGTACCGCGAGTCCGACGTTAGCTGGACAGTCTACGACGATTCCGCGCTTGGCATCGGAACGTCTCTGGTGGGCATTCCGTCCCTCCCCCACACATTCACGCCGCTGTCGGGGGACGTGTACACCTTCACGGTAACGACGGACGGCCCCCCGTTTGTTGACGCTAGTCTTCTGTTCACGTTTAGCCCGGGCGGTACGACGGCCCTGCCAGTGACCTTCCAGCGTGCGGTGGTCTTCCCGTACGAGCCGGAGACCCCGGTCGTTGAGACGATGAACTGGGTCACGGACGTGCTGGAGTCGCGTGACGGGACTGAGCAGCGCAGGGCACTGCGTGAGACGCCGCGTCTCGTCTTCGACATGCAGATTTTCGTCCACGCCCATGAGCGGCGGAAGCTGACGACGACGGTCCTTGGGGGTCAGAACCTCGCGCTGGGTCTTCCCCTGTGGTGGAACATGTCGCGTCTGACGTCGGACGCTGCGATTTCCGACACGACGATCAACGTGAATACGACGCAGTACCGAGACTACCGGGTGGATGGTCTTGCGGTCCTGTTGAATGACGTGGACGACTTTGAGGCCCTACAGATTCAGTCGTTCACGAACAACACGATCACATTTAGTAGTCCGCTCACGAAGTCTTTCCTCAAGGGATCGGCTCGGGTTATGCCGGTCTCTATCGGCTACCTGAATGGGGTGATCCGGCGAACGAGATTCCGGACGGATCTTGAACGCTGGAGCATTTCCTTCCGGGTGCTGGACAACAAGGCGGACTACGCGTCAACGGCAGCGTGGAGTGACTACAACGACGGGACGACAACTAGGGTCCTGTTGGACACGCCGAACTACGTGGATGGGCCGAGCATTCAGGAGTCTGTGACGCGCACGATTCAGATTATCGACGCGGATCAGGTCGGCGTTCAGACGCAATTCACGTATCAGGACATTTCCCGAATCCAGAGCCAGTGGGGGCACATAACGACGGATCAGCAGTCTCAATGGGAGCTTCGGCAACTGCTGTACGCTCTTCGCGGGCGTCAGGTCTCGTTCTGGCTGCCGACGTTCGCGGAAGACATTGAGCCCGTGAACGTGGGTCTCTCGGCCCTCTCTAACGCGATGGAGTTCAAGAACATCGGCTACACGGTCCAAATCAACGGCGTTCAGCCACGCCAGTCGATCCGCCTTACGCTGACGGACGGAACGGTCCTGATCCGAAAGATTACGTCTAGCACTGAGGTGAGTGCTTCCGTGGAGTCGATTACGGTGGATTCCAACTGGGGAGTGAACGCAACTCCGGAAGAGATCCGTAGAATTGAGTTCGTTGAGCCCCACAGGTTCAACGCTGATTCTATTGAGGTCTATTACCGTACCGGCACGGGAGTGTCCTCGGTGGTGATCCCGACTAAGGCGGTGCTCGATTGACTTACGAAGCTCAGGAGATCAGTACTGAAGCGGGTATGCCGATTGAGCTGTTCCTGTTTCAGTTGGGGGTGACGGACTACGCTTTTACGAACTCGGAGACGGCGCAGACTCGGCTGGCGGTCACGTATCAGCCTGAGACGATCTGGCGTAGCGAGATTATGAAGCGGCCCGTGGGCCAAAAAGAAGACCTGAGAGTGCGAGTGCCATCGACGAACGCTCTGGTGCAGCTTTTCGATGAGCTAATCCCCGGGTCGTCGATCACGTTCACGCTTCTTCAGCGGCACGTCACTGACTCGGCGGCTGAGTACGTCCAGCTTTTCAAGGGCTACGTCGCCACGGTCTCGTTCTCGAAGGACGGGCGTGAGGCTGTGATTGTGATTCAGCCTCAGACTGCCAAGTCTCTTCGGACGATCCCGCGCAGAACATTCTCGCGTCTCTGCAACAACACGCATTACGGAGCCCGTTGCGGCCTTTCTGTCGCGGCCTACCAAGAAGTGGGAACGGTTATCGGGATCTCCTCCCGCGTGATTCAGGTTGCCGGTCTGACGAACTTGAGTGCCACGGACTACTGGGAGCGCGGATTCGTCCGATTCGGGGACGAGTACCGCCTTGTGAACTTGCAGACGAACGACTTCTTCACGCTGAACATCCCGTTCCGAAATTCGCCGTTGGGTTCGTCGGTGATTGTCGCGCCCGGTTGCAAGCACAGGCTGGATGAGGACTGTACGAACAAGTACTCGAACACGATCAACTACGGCGGCTTCCCCTACGTACCCCAAAAGAATCCGTTCTCGTCAGGACTAGACTGATGACAATTCGATTCGGACCGCTCCTGACGATCATGCTCTTTCTGAGCATGGTCTTCGACCGTGACACGGATGATTACGCCCGGGCCGAACTCTTCACGATGATTCTGATCTCGGTCGTGATGAGTGCGCTCGCTCTCGTTATCTCTGAGCTTCTCCGGCCCAAGCAGGACTTGGAGGACGCGAAGCCAGCTTCGGTCGGCGACTTCAACTTTCCTACGGCGACAGAGCAGCGCAAGGTCGGGTTCGTCCACGGGCGTATCAAGGTCGCTGGGCCGAATGTGATCTGGTACGGAGACTTCACGAGCATCCCGATCAAGGAAAAGGTCAAGACAGGTCTCTGGTCTTATCAGCGGTTCATCAAGGGGTACCGATACTACGTCGGTCTCCAAATGGCTCTTTGTCAGGGGCAAGTGGACGCCGTTCATAAGGTATGGATTGGGGACCGTCTCGTTTTCGACGGGACGCTGACGCATGAGCAGACCGTAGAGATTGACGAGCCGGAACTGTTCGGTGGGGAAGAGCAGGGAACTGGCGGTGTCATCGGGACGCTGCGGTTTCACGACGGGCGCAACAGCCAAGCGGTGAACGCTTATCTGTCGTCCTTTCAGACCCCGAATCAGCCTGCCTACCGTGGGACGGCGTATGTCGTCTGGGAAGGCGGTTACGTCGGAACCTCGACGAGCATTCAAGCATGGTCTTTTGAGGTCTCTCGCTACCCGGACAACCTGTCGCTGACCGGCAGTGAGCACATCGTCAACTGCGAGAACCCGAATAACACGGGCGGCTTTGACGCCAACCCGATGGAAGTTCTGTACGAGGTAATGACGTCGGACGAGTTGATCGGGCTCCCTACCACTGTGGTGAATACCACGAACATGAAAGCGGTGGGGGAAAAGCTCTACGAGGAGGGATACGGGTACTCGGGCCTGATTGAGAGGCCGACCGACGGGCCTGAGGTCATCAAGTACATCATGGAGCTGATCGACGGGGTGGTCCGTGAGAATAAGGTCACGGGTCTGATCGAGGTAAAGCTGAACCGCGACGACTTTGACCCTCTTCTGATCCCTGAGATCACGAATGCGAACCAGCTGAGGCTTTCTGAGGAGTCTCGTCAGTCGTGGGAGGGCACCACGAATGAGTTCCGGGTCGCCTACGACGACCGTCAGATTGAGTTCAAGCCGACGTACGCGTCTGACCACGACGTCGCGAACCAGCAGATGCAAGGCGGCGAGCAGGTTGCCACGGAAAAGAAGTACCCCGGCTGTGTTTCGGAAGCACTGGCCCTTCGGATTGCTGCTCGTGAGTTGCGATTCCTTTCGTACCCGCTGGCGAAGGCGACGTTCTACGTAAACCTCGAGTTTTACGATATCGCGCCGGGGGACGTGGTGGCGTGGACGGACACTGCTAGGGGTTACACCCGTCTCCCTATGCGTGTTTTGGAATGGTCTGAGGCTTCGCTAGTGAAGGGTGAGATCAAACTTGTCACCGTACAGGACGTGTACTCTACCGATACAGGGTTCATTGGGGCCTTCGGCCCGTCGAAGTGGAGCTTCCCCGTACAGAATGCCGAACCGATTCCGACGGATGAGTCCGTTGTGGAAGAGGCTCCGAAGGCGATTGCTGACCGTGACTCAGTGACGACGGCGACGGACGGCTCTCCGTCCTACAATCGCCTCTGGGTGGGAGGGCGTCCGCAAGCTCAAGAGAACAAGATCAACATTTTCACTCGCTACTCTTCCACTACGCCGACGGGCGCGTTTGTCAACGAGGGTGAAGTGTATGGTCTGTTCCTTATCGGCAGCCTGAACGCCTCTCTCTCGTCGGGAGACGCGAACCCGACGACCTCTATCGTTGTGGACGCGAGCCCCGACGGCGTGGCTCAGATCGTGTCTCAGTTCGCTCAGAACACGGTCGGGGCTGCTGAACTCGGCCAGCAGCTTACGAACATGGTCAAGATCAACAACGAGTACATGCTGGTGACCTCGATCTCTTCTGCGGGGAGTCAGGTCACGCTACAGACCGTCTACCGTGGGGTCATGGATTCCGCACCTCAGAACCACGCCGCGACGGACCGCGTGTTCTTCCTGTCGGTCTCTATGGGCATGACCACGGTAGAGATCCCTCAGACCTACAACGTCCAAGTAGAGCTTCTGGCTCAGTCTCGCGACGATGTTGTGACGATCTCTGAGGCTCCCACGATTAGCCTGACGATGAGTAACCGGCATTTGCGTCCGTACCCTCCGGTTCGGATGGATCTGAACGGCACGCGGTTCGACAGTTCCGTTAACATCGACGTCGCTCAGA